TCTAAAGTGTACCTGTTGTATAAGGACACACACCCTTGACTTTTGTAAGACGCTGCCCTATAATAACAGTATAATTCAATAGTCCTGGGAAGTCTCTAAAAGCACCACTATCTAACACAAACCGTTTCTTACTATGTCTAAATCATTTGCCCTATTCCTCCTTGAGAATGCTAACAACGGAAATGATATACTTGCAGTGCTAGATGATATCATTGAGGTAACAGATACAGTACTCTGATTAACACCAACCAACACACACAGTTTCTAACATCATGCCTACAGTAATTGACCGCCTTGCAGATGCACAAACCTCAAGAGAAGTTCTAGAGGTTCTTAACACTATCTCTAGCACAGATTCAGGTGCAGATAGTATTAGTTTTAGTGCAGGATCTACCAGTGCTTCAGTAACATCTACCTTTGGTACAGTTTCTGATAGTGTGGTCTTCTAACTTGTAACGTCGCAGTGTTACTTAGTGGGGGTATTATGCCCCCTCTGAGCGTTGTGAATCTGACAGTGTTTTTGGTCCTGAGTGATGCCTAAAGGGGGCGCGTTGCCCCCATAAGGGTGAACGAAAAAAAGCAAACTACCCTAACCTACAAAAGTGGGTACATGTGCGATAGATATAAAAAAATAAAGTTAAAAAAATTCCTTCCCTTTAGATAAAAAAATGCCCCACTTTGTTTGGGTAATTGTTAGGTATCCTTTCTATATTATGATTGGGACCTTATGTCTTATCCTTTTTAATATTTTGCCTTATATCCATTGGTTGATATTAGGATTAATATTGGGAGGGATTTTGCTTTGGATATATACATCAAGAATTAAGGAAGTATGATAAAAAAATCCTCAGAAAAAATTGCTACGCACGAGAAGGTTTATCACATCTATGCAAAGGAGCGATGTCTATATCATAATTTAAATGTGGAAGATTTCGAGGAGAAATGGGAAATGTTGAATATAATGGTTGGTATACTTAAAACTGATTATCAAACTGATGATTTACAATACGTTGAAGTAGAAGAAGCCCCCACCGATAAAGAAGAGAATTCATATTGACAATTACTAAATAAACTGTTAAAATAATGATGAAATGGAGAGTATTATTTCATGGCTAAAGGATTTACGGTAAAAGCAAAGAACCCTACATCTCACAAATCTCAACCAGATAAACCACAATGGGATATTGATGCTATTAAAGCACGAATGAGAGGTAAGACTATTGTATTCTGTCTACCAGGTAGAGGCGTATCATATGTCTTTCTAAAGAACTTTGTACAACTGTGTTTTGATATGGTACAGAACCAGATGAGTATTCAGATTAGTCAGGATTACTCCTCTATGGTTAACTTTGCACGTTGTAAGTGTCTAGGTGCTAACGTATTACGTGGACCAGATCAGATTCCATGGGATGGTAAACTTAAGTACGATTATCAACTATGGATTGATAGTGATATTGTGTTTACCTCTGAGAAGTTTTGGCAACTATGCGATTTGGCAGTTCCTGAAGAATCAGTTAATGAGGATGGATCTACTAATGAAGAGGTATTAATGGATCATGCAATTACTGCTGGTTGGTATTCTACTGAAGATGGACGAACTACGTCCGTTGCACATTGGTTAGATGAAGACGATTTCAGAAACAATGGCGGCGTAATGAACCATGAAATGGTCGATGGTATCTCTAAGCGGAATAAACCTTTCACTGTCGATTATACTGGTTTTGGTTGGGTAATGATTAAGAAGGGCGTATTTGAACATCCAGAGATGAAGTATCCTTGGTTTGCGCCTAAGATGCAAGTATTTGAATCTGGCGCAGTACAAGATATGTGCGGCGAAGACGTTAGTTTCTGTCTCGATGCTATCGATGCTGAATTTAAAATTTGGTGCGATCCTAGGATTAGAGTAGGACATGAAAAGCAAAGGGTAATTTGAGATGAAACTTCTTAGAAGTTTAGAGAATAAGTTTTTTGAGTATTGCTTAGCAGTAAGAGATAACGATTCATTATGGGATCTTACTGCTATGACGCTTACGCATCTTTCCGAAAGAGATGGGGTAGATTTTAGAGTTAGTGCTACCCCAGAATCAGTTAAAAGAAAATTAGTAACTACCTATATGAGAGGTGACATTAATGGTAAGAATTAGAAAAGGACTACTAGGTGGTTCAGATTATATTGATTCCATCCCTAAGAAGACCCGTCAGGGTCATGGGAAACATACAAAATATACTGCAACTAGTAGAAATAATGCTAAGAAAGTATATAGAGGTCAAGGTAAATAATGGCTATTAGATTACCAGCATGGTTTCGTAAAGAAATAAAAAAGATAGTTCGGGAAGCAATGGATGAATGGACTGTTGATTGTGAGTACTTAACGCCTAATAAAGGTGAAGGTCGTTATTATTGTTCTAAACCTGATTGTGAAGGGGTTGCATTTAATACAGAAAATTCCTGACCCCCTCTGTGGGGTTTTTTTTTTATGGTTTCCTAAAAAATAGCGGAAACCCTTGCGTCGCTCTATAGTAAATAGTAACGTTGGATGTTAAAAGCGATGACTAACGCAACTGAACACGATTTGGATCATGAAGTTTATCTTGACCCTAAAGATAATAAGGAACATATTAATGGTGGGGTACTTGAGTATTCTAAGGAAGATTTAAAAACTTCTCATGCTTATTATGATGAGTACCATAAAAATGATGAAATTGATCCCAATAGTGGTAAAATCAATGATTATCATACACGACACCAAGATTCAAAATTAGAGGTGTATTGTGAGAATCATCCTGATGCATTCGAATGTAGAGTTTACGACGAATAAAAATGGACAGAATAACTAAGAGTGAATTTCTAAGAGAAATTTCTAATGATAGTGCTACACCTAAACAAAGTAAAGTTTCGGAACACAACGACCTCTATTTTATAGATGAAGAAGGTGAGCAGGATCCTAAAAATGATCCTATTACATTAAATGAATTTTAGTGACTAAATAAGATAGAAATCTTGTAGTAAGAAAGTGCCTGTACAAAGGGTAAGTCAATCATTTAAGGATATTAGCGCTACTTTTCAGATTAATCCTCTGAATAGAGATCTAATATCTTTAAATAATTCTTATGCTATTGCAAGATCCCTTCGTAATCTTATTATGACAGTTCCAGGTGATCGTCCTTTTAATCCTGTTTTAGGATCACAAGTGACGAATTTACTTTTTGAAAATCTGGATAAATTGACTGCTGTTACCATCAAATCTGAAATTGTAAACACTATAGAAAACTTTGAACCTAGAGTTAGGTTAAATGAAGTTATAGTAAATGCTCAATCTGATAAAAATCAATTTGATGTTATAATTCAATACTACATTGTTGGTATTGATGTTCAGTTACAAGAGCTCACATTCGCATTAGAACCCACTAGGTAAATGCCTTTAGTAAATTTTAGCAATATCGATTTTGATCAAATTAAGGTCTCTATACGAGACTATTTGAAAGCGAACAGCAATTTTACTGATTATGATTTTGAGGGATCAAACCTATCTACAATTATAGACACATTAGCATATAATACATATATCTCCTCATATAATGCTAATATGGTGAGTAATGAGGTGTTTATTGACAGTGCTACCCTAAGAGAGAATGTAGTCTCTCTGGCAAGGAATATAGGGTACGTACCTAGGTCAAGAAAAGCAGCAACAGCAACAATTTCTTTTGAAGTTAATGTTGCTGCGAAGAATATATCAACAATAACTCTACAACCAGGAATTGTTGCAACATCTAGTCTTCTTTTTGGAAATCAATCTTATGTTTTTTCCGTTTTAGAGGAAACTAAGGCAACTGTAAGTCCTGGAGGCATTGCATCTTTCCAAAATGTTCCAATTTATGAAGGAACTTTTGTTAAACAGTCATTTGCAGTCAGTTCTAGGACTCCTAATCAGCGATTTATCCTCACTAACACTGGAATTGACACCAGTTTACTTAAAGTTATAGTAAAAAGAGACGAAAGTTCCACTGTTTCAAGAGTTTTTAGACAATTTGACAGTTTATATCAGATAGATTCTCAAACTCCCATATATTTTCTTCAAGAAGTAGAAGATGAGAGGTATGAATTACTCTTCGGAGATGGAATTTTTGGAATGGAGTTGAGTGAATCCGCTTTATCTTATATCGAAACAACTTATGTGGTTAATAGTGGTGAATTAGGTAATAATATTTCACAATTTTCCTTTGCTGGTCAGTTATTAGACCAAAATGGGGCAGCTGTTACCACTGGAATTTCAGTTATTAATACAGAAATTGCCTCTTATGGAGGATCTTCCATTGAAAGTGT